CAAAGTCTGTGAAACCACCAGTAGCATTTCTAGCTAAAGTTCTAGCAAGGTTTGTAAGACGTTGTAACTCTTCTCTATTACTTAAATCTAAACCTGGTATTTGTACTTTACCATCCACCATTTTTTGAGTGGCTGTAATAGATTTGTTTTTCTTGAGGTCTTGAATCTGTTTCTTGATCGACTCTACTTCAGCAGATTCCTCAGCGATCTCTTTCTTCTTGGTCTTCAAGTATTCCAGAGCTTGTTCTTGTAAGGGAGTCTCAGGTATCAACTCTGGTTCTGGATCGGGTTCTGGTTCTTCCCACATCCCACCGTAGATCATCTTGCCTTCATCTTCGGCAGTGTCTTCTTCAAGATATTCTGGTTCTGGTTTGGGTGGAGAAGGTTGAGTCAGAAATGCCTCCATAGCAGCGACATCTCTTTTGTGTTGTTCTTCTTGTTCTTTTAGTTTTTCAAATTCCTCAGAGAACTGTTTCAAAAAATCCTCAGATTTCTTTGAGCGCTGCTTTGTTTTTGCTTTGGATTTTTTCTTTTCCTCAGCAATCGCCGCAAAGAATTTAGAGAGTTCTTCTGACATAATAAATACTTAACGTGTAACTTGTGGAGTGACGGTTATGATACCCTCTCTTACACGGATAACCTCTGGTGCATTTGCAATCTCTACATCGTAGACATATCTACCAGCTTTCAATGCGCCAGTCTGTGTTGCGGTCAGTGATATCGTTATCACACCCGTCCCATCTACCTGAGAGGTAGTAAAATCCGTAGCAGTGCTACTACCATAAGACTTTCTGATCTGCCCAGTTGTGGTGTATCCAGTTAATGTTTTTGCAGTCGATCCATCCGTGGTTACAGATATAGTAGCACTAAAAGTTGAACCTTGGTCGATGACTAAATTCTTGATAGTTTTTACAGCCATGATGCTTTCCTCTGTGTCTAAATACTATTTATAAGATGGGAGTTTAAACGTGAAAACCATAGTCACTCTCCTTTATGGAGACAAATATAACGCTGATGATGTCCATCGTATTTATGATGCTACAAAACAATACCATCACACTTGCATAGTTGACGAACAAAATGCAAAACACCTCAGACCTGAGATAAAACAAATCCCAATAGAAGACCCAGAAGGTCATTGGGAAAAGATAAAGATGTTCAAAAATGATTGGGTTGGGGATTGCCTTTACCTAGACTTAGATGTTATAATACAGGGCAGCCTAGATAGATTGTTTGTTCATTGTTTGCAACCGACAATTTGTTTTACCTATTGGAAAGACGATAGGATGACAACCACCAATCGCAGACACAACCCCGACTCTCGTTACAGGGGCGAGGGATCGGAGAACGATCCGTGGATGCAGAAGTGGAAAGGTATGTATAACTCCAGTGTCATGGCATGGAGAGACAACGAAGCAAGATATATCTACAACACCTTTGCAAAACAAGATCAGTATTACATGACTAAATACTGTGGAGATGATAGATTTTTATATCACGAAAATATACTTGGGAGTGTTTTTCCAAGGGGATTGATATACTCTTTCCTTGGTGGAGTAGATGTTGAGACTGATTCTTCACCACGGTCACATCAAATACTACCAGAGTATCCAATCGTTTTATTGAATGGACAAGATGAAGTCAATCACAATTTGAGACAAAAATATAATGATGCACTTTCTCTGCATAAAATGGGGTAACAAATACCCAGCAGAATATGTAAACAATTTACGCAAGATGGTTCAACAGAACTATACCAAGCGACACAAGTTTATCTGTTACACCGATGATGCCGATGGTATTGACAAAGGGATTACCATCCGAGCGATACCCAGAGTTGACCCCCTACACCCAGACTATTGGTTTGGTCGGGAAAATTATTGCTGGGATCGAGCAAAGTTTCTTGTCCTAAACTCTCATCACTGGTTAAGAACCAAAGGCCCCTTCTGTTATCTGGACTTAGATGTTGTAATCCAAAACAACATTGACGAAATCTTTGAGTTGTCCAAGACACCACACATGTTATATTCTAGTTGGGAGAATCCAGATGTCTTAAATGACAGACGATTCAAAGATATGCGTGGCAGTCTATACAATTCCAGTGTAATGTTATGGTGTAATGATGAGGGTGAAAAGATTTACAATGATGTCCTCAAACACAAGAACACCGTGTTCAAAACATTCTGGAAAGGGACTGACAACTATTACCCTTGGAGAGAACATCAAGTAGTTGGTGATAACTATTGGTCATTCTTACCTACTGATTGGGTATACTCTTACAACAGGGGTCAGTCATACCCAGACAATCTGACAGAACATCTATACAGAGATCAGGCAAAGTTCTGTATCTTTGATGTTCCTGTGGTTCCAAACAAAAGTGTGCAAAAGTATTTCAAACCAGATGGTGTGAAAGACTACAACATTCTAATACACTGGCACGGCAAGACAGAATTTGAAAGACTGTGGATGCCAAAGTTCCCAGAAAGTTTTTTCACAAAGAACAAACACACAGACAGAATTGACACACTGATCAAAGATGCAAACTCTTATGATCCGTTCATAAGACAAATAGAATCTCGCCACTTGAAAACAATCAAGAAACTTGATGGTGATCTGATCTCTATGCACAAAAAGTTTCTGGCAGACTTTCCTACCGATCCCCTCTTGTTAGAGGGTGACGAATCTTTATACTGGAACAAGGACGTAGATGGCATCTACGATTTCTACAAAGAGAGATACGTCTACAAAATGCACAAAGTTGTATTTGATGTTCTTGTGGAGAAGTTCTACAAAGATTTACCAAAACTAAAAATTGATTGGGAAAAATATAAAGACAAGTTTGATAGTATCAAGAACTGGTCACAGTTTGATTCTATGACAGATGAAACTCTGGAAAGAAACTACATGGATCAAAACGTGATCAACAAACTTAGAAAGATGGTAAACGAACCAGACCTAACATCACTGTCAAAACAAATGATAGAATACTTCCCTGAGTTAGAAGAACAACTCAAGGGAACCATACCTGAGATAAAAGAATCCATTCCAGAATTAGAAAAAGAAATATCTGATCTAACATTTATTAGACGCATAGAACCACAACATAGACAAATCATCAGAGAAATATATGATACTGGTGACATGATTTCTATGCACAAAAAATTCCTTGCGGATTTCCCAGACGATAAGATGTTGCAACGAGGAGATCAGTCTTTGTATTGGAATAAAGATGCAGATGACATCTATAATTTCTACAAGGAAAGATACATATCTCGACAACACAAGATTGTATATGATGAAGCAAAAGAGTGGGGGCCAGTAAGATACTTCTGGAATGTCAGTTGGATGCAATGTTTCGCATTGTATAGAAGACTGTGGTATAAAAATGAACTGCCTAAAATAAAACAAGAGTTTATGAAGAACGTAGAACTCTATGGTATTCAGAGATTGTTTTGGGATGCGGATGATTCGGACACACAGAAACTATACAAGAGATACTACCTAGACAATCTCAAAGAACTGTTTTACAAACAAGATTACGAGGCAGTGTTTGAGAGATTATACAACATCATGCCCAAAGACGAACTGTTGTCAATACTGAAACAAGATAACATGTCAGATGATGATACGTTGGTGAAATACTTTCAAATGCACGGCGAACAATACTCGGACATGTATCGTGGTCTGTATGAAGAAGGGTCACCTGACGGGGCTCTTGTTCAACTTAGTGCCTCAAGAAATGACACAAATGATCCATACAACGACATATTTTTGACGGGCCATGACCATAATTTGACATCTATTCGTAAAATTTTTGACAGGTATAGAGTCAATTGGGTGACTTTGATGTGCGAACTATCTGACCCCACAAAGTCGGAACACTTTGAGGAGATATGTAAATACTTCCGTGACAACGGAATCACTCTCACCGTTCAAACATATGATCAAACTTTTATGAAACCAACTTGGATTGATGAGGTAGAATATGTTGATCAACCACAACAAACAGAACACATACCAGTGGTGCAAGAAACGATTGCGAGTGACATACCAGTGAACTTAGAAACTCTCAAGATGTTCAAGAAAGAAGATGAAGTGCGTAGACCAAAACCAAGATCAAAGAAGTCAGAACCAGTTTGGTGTGATGCGAGAAAGAGTGGATACTTCTATGTCAGTGCAGATAGTAGCGCATATCCGTGTGCATATATAGCAAGAGACTTTTTAGAAAGTAAACTTTTACCCTATCATCCCCTTGACTATACCTACAATAAGCAGTATAATAGTCTGAAGAACTTTACTGTGGGTGAAATAATTTACAGCAATGATTTTGAAAACATCAGTCAGAGTTTGAAACGCAATCCTCTGACTATTTGTAATAAAAAGTGTGGTAGTTGCAATGCGAGTTAATGTAGTTTGTAGTAAGTGGGGAACAAAATACGGCCCACACTTTGTAAACCGATTGAAAGAAATGTCAAAGAGAAACATCCCCGATCAATTTGACTTTCACTTTTACTGTTACACTGATAATGATGAGGGTTTAGATGACGATATCAATGTTATCCCTTTTCCTGATATTCCTGATATCCATCCTAAGTATTGGTTTGGGACTGAAGATTTTAAGTATGGTATGGCACGTTGTTGGGACAGGCCTAAAACTTTTGTTTTTAATACTCACAACTTTGCTCCTGATAAGCCTAGTGGTCGTTTTATTTTCTTTGATCTTGATGTTATTATCCAACGTGACCTTACCCCCATCATCACCCATAATTTAGAGAGACCAACAAAGATGAAGTCATGGTGGCAAGACCCAAGACCCATGACAACAAGACAGTTCAAGTTAGCACATGGTGCATACACAAATGGATCGTGTCAAGTATGGTCAGATGATCAGTGTGAGTGTATCTGGAATGATGTCTTAGAGAACCAAGAAAAGATTTGGTTTACATACACAGACGGAACAGACAATTATCACTCGTGGAAGTGGGGTAGGTATGGTGAAGACTTGTGGGACTACTTTCCCTCGTGGATGGCATACTCCTACAACAGAGGTAGATCGTGGGAAGAAGATGACTTGAACGTGGGTATCTACAGACCCAACTGTATTCTCTGTGTGTTCAA